CCACACGCACGATAAACCATAACACCACTGACAAAGGACCTTTACATGGCAACGCGCGGGCGCAAGTCGGCGGCGAGCCTGTCTGTCGTCGTCGGTTCCATTGACGGACGGCCTCAACCGCCTGCCGATCTGACCAAGTTTCAGAAGGAATTGTGGCTGCGGACGGTGGCCGGCGAGCCGCTGGACCAGTTCAGGACGGCGACCCTTCAGCAGCTCTTGAAGGAATACGTCAGGCACGCCGAGACGGCGCACATCCTGGCGGAAGAGATCGCGGCGACGGACGTTGCGTGGCTTCGGGACGAAGAAGGTCTGAAGCGATACGACAAGCTGCTGGCGATGCGGGATCGTGAGACCAAGGCGATTGGCGACAAGGCCACGAAGCTGCGGCTGACGAACCAGTCTCGCTATACCCCGCAGGCTGCGGCGACGGCGGCGAAGAACACCGGCGCTCCCCGCAAGCCGTGGGAGATGGCCGGTTGAATCGAGCCGAGCGGAATATCGCTTGGATCGAAGAGTTTTGCAGGGTTCCCGAAGGCCGCTTGGTCGGCCAGCCGGTGACGCTGCGGGAGTGGCAGAAGGACATTCTGCGGGAGGTTTACGGCTCACCCACGCGCCGGGCCATCGTCAGCTTTGGCCGAAAGAACGGCAAGACGGCGCTGGCCGCGTTCCTGCTGCTGCTGCACCTGTGCGGGCCGGAGGCTCGGCACAACTCGCAGCTCTACAGCGCGGCGCAATCGCGCGAACAAGCGGCGGTGCTGTTCGCCCTGGCGGCGAAGTGCGTTCGGATGAGCCCCGATCTCAACGGGGTGGTGGTCGTTCGGGACACGGCCAAGCAGTTGTTTTGCTCCGAGCTGGGCTCGCTCTATCGGGCGCTGTCTGCGGAAGCCTCGACGGCTTACGGCCTGTCGCCGGTGTTCATCGTCCACGATGAGCTAGGCCAGGTTCGGGGGCCACGGTCGGAACTATACGAGGCGCTGGAAACGGCGTGCGCGGCGCAAGAGGAGCCGCTGTCGGTCATCATTTCAACGCAGGCGCCCACGGATTCGGACCTGCTTTCAGTGCTGATCGACGACGCCCGGAAGGCGCGTGATCCGAAGGTCAAGCTGGCGCTCTACACCAGCGAGCCGGAAGCGGACCCGTTCAGCGAGGAAACCATCCGGCAGGCCAATCCGGCCTTCGGTGATTTCCAGCAGGCGGAAGAGGTCATGGCGATGGCGGCGGACGCCGCTGCCATGCCGAGCCGCGAGAGTGAATATCGGAATCTGATCCTCAATCAGCGGGTGGACGTCAACGATCCGGCGGTGAGCAAGACCGTCTGGATTGCGAACGGCGCCGACCCGCTGGAAGAATGGGGCGATGCGCCGGTCTATGCCGGGCTCGACCTGTCAGCGACCCAAGACCTGACGGCCTTCGTGAAGATGGCGTGGGTGGATGGGAAGTGGCGGGTCAAGCCGGTGTTCTGGTTGCCGGGCGAGGGCCTGGCGGCGAAGTCCAGAGCGGATCGCGTCCCCTATGACGTGTGGGCGCGGGACGGGTTCCTGAACACCACGCCGGGCCGGTCGATTGAATACGAATGGGTTGCGGAGTGGCTGGCCGGCGAGATCAGGTCGGGCAACTTCGCCAAGATCGGTTTCGACGATTGGAACTGGAAGCACCTGCGCCCGTGGCTGATCAAGGCCGGGCTGAGTGAAGAGGTTGTGGACGGCCTCTTTGAGCCGTTCCGGCAGGGCTACAAGAGCATCTCGCCAGCGTTCCGGGATCTGGAATCGGCGCTTCTGACCAGCAAGGTCGCGCACGGAAACCATCCGGTGCTGACCATGTGCGCCGCAAACGCGGTGCTGACCAAAGACCCTGCGGGCAACCGCAAGCTCGACAAGGCCAAAGCGGCGGGGAGGATCGACGGAATGGTTGCCCTCTGCATGGCGTTTGGCGTGGCCCCGGCTGAACCGGAGGCGGTTACATCGTCCCCGTGGGATGACCCCGCCTTTTCGCTGGTGGCCTGATGAGGGTGTTTGGATACGACATCAACCGGGCCGAAACGCGGGCGTCGGCGGAAGACCCGCGCGTTCCGGTGAGTGCTGAGAGCTTCCTTTCGTTCTTCGGCGTGCAGTCGGGCAATATGCCGACCGTCACCATTGACAGCGCGCTGAAGGTTCCGGCGGTCAATGCGGCGGTGTCGTTTCTGTCGTCGAGCCTGGCAAGCCTTCCGCTTCATGCCTACCGGGTCGCAGGGGATAACTCTGTCCGGGTCAAGGGCGGGTTGCAGACGCTTCTGAACGAGGCGCCGAACCCTGAGTGGACGTCGTTTGGCTGGCGCAAATACTGCTGGCAACAGGTGTTCACGGGTGGCCGTGCGCTGTCGTGGATTGAGCGTTCGGAAGCTGGGGCGGTTGTCGGTATCTGGCCGATGGACCCGACGCGCTCGCGGGTTCTGACGGTTGCCGGGCGCCGCAAGTATCAGTTTGACGGCTCGCGGACGTTTGACGCGACGGACGTTATCGACGTTCCGTTTATGCTCAAGCCCGATCAGGTCGGGTCTTACAGCCCGATTTTCAACGGCGCGGGGGCTATCGCGCTGGCGTTGGCGATGAATGACTACGCGAGCAACTTCTTCGCCGGTGGTGGCGTTCCTCCGCTTGCTCTGGTCGGCCCTATGCCGGCTGGTCCTGATGCGCTCAAGCGGGCGATGGGCGACGTGAGCCGGGCGATTGAGGGTGCGAAGGGTAACGCCAAGCCGGTGTTCCCGTTGCCGCCGGGGTATGAGCTGAAGCCGGTCGGGTTTGATCCTGAGAAGGGTCAGATGACGGAGGCGCGGCGCTTCCAGATTGAGGAGATCGCGCGGGTTTACAGCCTGCCGCCGGTGTTCCTGCAAGACCTGACGCACGGCACTTTCAGCAATACCGAGCAGCAGGATCTCCATCTGACGAAACACCTGATCGCTCAATGGGCGAAGGCGTTCGAGGAGGAGCTTAACCTCAAGCTGTTCGGCGCGACGAAGGGAAATCGCTATGTCGAGCATAGCCTGGACGGTTTGATGCGCGGCGACTTCAAGTCCCGGATTGAGGCGATGGCGCGCGGCGTGCAGTCGGCTTTGATGACGCCGGACGAGGCCCGCGCTCTGGACAATCGGCCCGCGATGGAAGGCGGCGACAAGCTTTATATTCAGGGGGCGACGGTCCCCCTCGGGTCGCAACCGGTGATGCCGGCGCCGGCCAATAACGGAGGGGCCGAATGACCCTAGAGACCCGGACGCTTACCCGTCCAATTGAGGTTCGCGCGGGCAGCACGGGCCGGACTGTGGCGGGTTACGCTGCGGTGTTCGGCAGCACGGCGGACATCGGGGACAGTTTCCGCGAGGTGATCTCGCCGGGCGCTTTCTCCGGCACGCTGGACGGCGACGTGATGGCCCTGGTGCACCATGACCGCTCTCGCGTGCTGGGACGGACCACGGCGGGAACGCTGCGGCTCAAGGAAGATGAGACCGGCCTCGCGGTTGAGATCGACCTGCCCGACACGTCGGACGGTCGGGACATGGCGATTTCGATTGAGCGCGGCGATGTGTCGGGAATGTCGTTCGGGTTCATCGTGACGAAGCAGACGTGGGACGAGACCGGCGATGTTCCGACGCGGACCATTGAGGCGGTGGATCTGATCGAAGTGACGATCACGGCCTTCCCTGCCTATGCCGACACGTCCATCGCCATGCGGTGTCTGGACGATGCGCGGAAAGAGACGCGCAAGTATCGCAATCAGTCGGGGTATTCGTGGCGCAAAGCCCGCTCCGATCAAGCCTTCCGGGGCATCAAGACCTAACCATTCCGGGCACCGCCCGAGGCTTGGCCGAGCTTTACCGGCTTACCCTCATCTATGGAAAATCCAATGACCTCCGAGCTTCACGAGAAGCGCGGGCGCCTGGTTACGCAGGCCCGCGAAGCCCTTGACGAGATCAAGAGCAACACCGACGAATCCCGTTCCGCCGAACTTGAAGCCCGCCATGACGCGATCATGGGCGACTTCGACAAGGTGGAGAAGAACATCGAGCGCGAAGAGCGTCAGGCCGCCATCGAGGCCAAGGCGGAAGAGCTTCGCGCCAAGCAGCGCCCGCTGCCGAAGGACGGGGAAAACCCCGCTCAAGAGCAGGGCGCCGCCCCGGAATACCGGGCCGTGTTCTACAAGATGCTGGCCAGCGGCGGCGACCCTTCGGAACTGTCGAGCGAAGAGCGCGCCGTTCTCCGCAAGGGCGTCTCCGAAGTCCGCGCCCAGACTGTCGGCACGTCGGCGGCTGGTGGCTACACCGTCCCCGTCACCCTCGCCAACTTCATGATCAAGTCGATGGCGGCCTGGGGTCCGATGTATGACCCCGGCATCTGTTCGGAGATCGTGACCAGTTCGGGTGAGCAGATCAACATTCCGACCGTGGACGACACGGCGGTCCCGGTTGTGAAGCACACGGAGGCCACGGCCCTGACTGACGACGGCGGCAGCGATGTCACCTTCGGCACCAAGGCGCTGAACGCGTTCGTCTTCGACACCGAGTTCATCCGGTTCTCGATGGAACTGGCGCAAGACAGCAACTTCGCCATCGAGCCGCTGCTTGGCGAACTGCTGGGCGAGCGTCTCGGACGTCGGGCCAACACCGAACTGACCACCGGCGACGGCACGGGCGATCCCAACGGGATCGTCACGGCTTCCACTCTGGGCGTCACGGCTGCCGGCGCCGCTGCGATCACGTTCGACGAACTGATCGACCTTCTGCACTCGGTGGACCCGGCCTATCGCGGTTCGTCCAAGGCGCGGTTCATGTTCTCCGATGCCACCCTCGCCAAGCTCCGCAAGCTGAAGGACGGTGACGGGACCTACATCTGGCAGATGGGCAACGTCCAGACCGGCGCTCCGGGCTCGCTGCTGGGCTATAACTACTCGGTCAACCAAGCGATGCCGGCGGCGACCACGGGCCTCAAGTCGGTCCTGTTCGGCGACTTCGGCAAGTATTACGTCCGCAAGGTCGGTTCGCCGGTCATCGGCGTGATGCGCGAGCGGTTCTGGCCGGACTTGGGTATCGCCGGCCTGATCCGTTTCGACGGTGAGCTGGGCGACACGGCGGCGGTCAAGCACCTGATCCAAGCCTAAGGACAGGGGGCGGGTTAACGCCCGCCCTCAACCTTTCCAACATCGAAGGAGTAGGTCATGTCCTACAACACTCTGAACTATCATTCCCTGGGCGGTGACGAGTGGGTCGTCGGCAGCGGTGGCCGCTTCTTCATGCGCGGCAAGGCGACCAAGGCTCAATCGGCTCCGGCGGCGAAGACGGTCACGGCGGCAATCACCGCTGCCGAACTGGCCGGCGGTCTGATCACCACCACGGGCGTCACCGCACCTTCGGTCCACCAGCTCCCGACCGGCACCCTGCTGGCCGCTCAATTCCCGAATCTCGCGGTGGGCGACAGCTTCGACTTCACGGTCATCAACACCGGCACGGGCGCCAGCGATGACGCCACGATCACGGTGAACACCGGCGTCACCATCGTTGGCAATCCTACCGTTGGTTCGCTGACGGACGCGACGATCATCTCGGGCTCCGGCACGTTCCGGGCTCGCTATTCGGCGGCCAATACGTTCGTCGTCTATCGGATCGCCTGACCGTGCGGGTCCGCATCATCACGGACGCCCTGGCGCCGTCTTTTCGCAATGGCGAGGAGACGGACCAGTTCGACTCATCGGCGGCCACGCGGCTCATTCAGGCCGGTTACGCCGTGCCTGTGGCCGATGTGGAAGCGGTGGTCGATGTCGCCGTCGAGGTGATCAAGCCTGCCACTGAAAAGCGGCTGCGGGTCTGATGTATCAAACGGCAGGGGCTTACGAACCGGCGCTGACGCTTCGGTTTCTGCCGGGCTGCAAGCATTGCCACGCGCCTCATCCGCAGGCGCTGGGGCTTGTGCTGGATAATTGCCAGGGGTGCGGGGAGCCGGTTGCATCTCCGGGCCGCCCTCGGGTTGAGCGGGCTGTTCTGTCCGGTCTTGATCCGGCGTCTCTGGCGGCGAGGGCGTGCTTTGCCGTCTCCCGCTTTCTGATCTCTCTGACAAAAGGATAGCCCGATGGGTGCTGTAGCTCTGCCGGCCTTTGCCGGGGATCGTCTGGGCGATCTGGTCAAGGCTGGCCTGATTTCGCTGGCGACTGTATTCACAAACGCAGGCGCCGCGATCATCACGAACCGCATCATTCAGGCGGGCACGGCTCCGAAGAACATCGGCTGGGGCGTTGGGACCACGACGGCGGCTGTGTCTCAGACTGCCCTGGTCACGGAGAGCGCGCCGACCACGGCGGGCGGTCGCACGGTGGGCACCGAAAGCCGCACCACGATCACCAACACCAACGACAACTATCAGGTCACGGGCACGGTGACGGCGGGCTCGACGCTGGCAATCACCGAGGCTGGCCTGTTCGACGCGGTGTCGGCTGGCAATATGCTGATCCGCTCGGATTTCTCGGCGGTAAACGTGGTGTCGGGCGACTCCATCGCGTTCACTTTCGGCCTGAAGATGGTCCCCGCCTAGCACAATGGCTGATCGCTATTGGGTCGGCGGTTCCGGCAACTGGAACAGCACGAACACGGGCAACTGGGCGGCCACGTCTGGCGGCGCTTCTGGCGCATCGGCTCCGGTCGCCGGGGATAACGTCTTCTTCGACGGCAGCTCCGACAGCGGGGCAACGTTCACCGTAACGGTCGTTGCGACGGGTCCGACAATTCAGAACCTGACCGTCTCCGGTCTTGATCAGTCGATGGTCCTCGCCGGTTCAACGGGCATGACCATTCAGGGTGATATTACGCTCCCGGCCTCGGGCATGACGTGGACGCAATCGGGCGGCGTCACAATGTCCGGCTCGGTTAGCCGAACGATCACGACCAACAACGTCTCGATTGCCAGCAGCCTGACGATCAACGCGACGGCCCCGTCACTGATTACGCTGGGCTCTGACCTGACGCTGGGGTCAAACCGAACGATAACCTACACCCGCTCCGGCTTGCTGGATTTTGCGGGCTACAACGTCACCTGTGCGGGCATCGGCGGGGCCAGCGCCAACACCCGCGCGCTGACGCTGGGCACCGGGACGGTGACGATCAACGGCTCGGGCGGCGGCGCCTGGAACCTGACCGGCGCCACTAACCTGACACTGACCACGACGGGCTCGACCATCCTTTTCACGTCCGCTTCGGCCAAGACGTTTGGGGGCAACGGCTACACATACAACATCGTCAAGAACGCCGGTGCGGGCGCTCTGACGGTGGCAGGGTCCAACACGTTTGCGGAGATTGGCAACACCGTCCAGCCCACGACCGTGACCTTCACGTCCGGCACGACGCAGACGGTGACGACGTTCAGCCTGACCGGCACCGTGGGCAACCTGGTCACGATCAACGCCAGCACGCCCGGTTCTGCGGCTACGTTGTCCAAAGCCTCGGGCACTGTCTCCGCGTCCTACCTGTCATTGCAGGACAGCACGGCGACGGGCGGCGCGACTTGGACGGCCCTGTCGTCAACCAACGTCAGCGGCAACACCGGCTGGGCGATTTCGGCGCAATACACGTCTTCCATTCTGGCCTCGACTGGCCCGGTGGCGGCGATTGTTCGGAGCGGGTCAAAGCCTCTCAGGGTCACGAGCCAACCTGTTTCGGCAGTCGTTCGCCAGACGGCCAAGGCGTTCAGCGTTTCAAGCACGCTGGCGGCGGCGGTGGAATGGGGGAGGAGTGTGGTTCTAACCGCGTCCACCGCCGCTTCGGCGTCACTGGTGCGGCAGGCCGGCAAGCTGGCGCTGGCGAATAACGCGGCGGTTTCGTCGGTTGTTCGGTCCATCGGCAAGCGGTTGCGGGCCACGACGACGGCCCTCGCCTCGCTTCTCAGCGTCAGCAGCGTGCGGCTTCTGACGGACTTCCTGATCCGGCAGCGCGGGGACAACCGCACGGCCCGGCGGGTGGATTCAGAAAACAGAACGGGGAGGTCCAGGCGATGACGCTGCGTCTTATCGACCCGTCTGAAAAGCTCGACTTCGGCTTCGACTGGTCCTCGGACGACTGGTCAGCGGACGGCTGGCTGGGCACTACCGGGGACACGCTCTCGGCGTCCACATGGTCGGTTTCCCCGACTGGCCCGGTCCTGTCGGGGGCGACATTCAGCGAAACCGCCTCGCTGACGTTCATCACCGGCTGCACGCACGGCAAGATTTACAGCCTGACCAATCAGGTGACGACGGACGCGGGCCGGATCGGTGAGCGGACCATTACGATCAGGTGTGTCGAGCGATGACTCCTCAACTGGTCACGGCGCCGACGCGCTATCCGGTGACGCTGAGCGAAATGCGGGAGCATCTTCGCATCGACGCCGGGGATCATGACGCAATCCTCGCGGGCTATCTCGCGGCGGCTGTTCGGACGGTCGAAGACCTGAGCGGCACGGCCATGATGCAGCGGACCTACAAGCTGTTTCTGGACGATTGGCCCCGGCTTTATGGCTCGATTGAGCCGGCCCTGCGCCTGCCCATGCCGCCGCTTGTGTCCGTCACGCACGTCAAGACCTATGACGACTTGGACGCGGCCACGACCTGGAGCGCGGCGGACTATTTTGTGGACACGGCGGGCGGTCGGATCGGCCTTCGCGCGTCGGGTTCGTGGCCCATTCCAACCCGTCCGGTCAACGGCATCGAGGTGCAATGGGTCGCGGGATACGAGGATGCTGGCTCAACCCCGGAAAATCTGCGGCAGGCAATCGTCCTGCTGACCTCGCACTGGTTCAAAAACCGCGAGCCGGTGAACATCGGCAACATCACCTCAACCCTTCCCTATGGCGTGGATGCGCTGGTCGGGCTCTCGACGGACTGGCGGCTTTAGGTGGAGGCGGGCAAGCGCGACCGGCGCCTGACGCTGAAGCAGCGGTCGGTGTCATCGAACACACTGAACGAGTCGGTCGAGGAGTTCGACACGCTCGCGACGGTCTGGGCGTCAAAGCTGGACGTCAGCGATGCAGAGCGGGTCCGCTCGATGCAGGTCGGCGCGGAGATCACCACGCGGTTTCAGATCCTCTGGTCTGAGGCGGTGTCGGTGATCGACCCGAAGGACCGCTGCGTCGAGGCCGGGCGCGAATACGAGATTGTGGGCGTCAAGGAAATTGGCCGCCGCGAAGGCATCGAGATCACCGCGTGCGCGCGGGCTGATCGGGACAACCTCTACACCTAGAAGGATTTAGCCACATGGCCGATCTGAGCATCACTGCCGCGAACTGCGTTCCGTCTGCGGGTTCGTTGATTGAGTGGGGCACTTCGGGCGCCACCATCACCGCCGGCAAGCCCATCTATCTGGACAGTTCGACGAACACCTGGAAGCTCGCCGACAACAACGACGCCACCGCTGCGGTGCGTCAGGCGACGGCCATGTCGCTGACGGGTTCGTCCGCTGGCCAGCCGCTCGCCTACATGCGCTCGGGCTCCCTGACGCTGGGCGCGACCATGACGGCGGGGACGGTCTATTACCTGTCGGCCACGGCGGGCGGTATCTGCCCGGTCGCTGACCTCTCGACGGGCCACTATGTCCAGACCATCGGCGTTGCGACCTCGACGACGGTGATGCAGCTCGGCTTCAACTACTCGGGCGTGGCCCTCTAACGTGAGGGGCTCGTTCCGGGTTGACGGTCTGAAAGACCTGAATCGAGCCCTTCTGGAAATGAAGGCGTCAACGGCGCGGGGCGTAGTGCGCCGCGTCCTGACTGCCGCAGCGGAGCCCATCGCCGAAGAAATGGCGAAGCGGGCGCCGAAGGACACGGGCTACCTCGGCGAGCATATCGACACCGGAACCCGTCTTTCGCGCCGTCAACGCGGCGTGTCGAAGAAGGAAAGCGACGTCGAGGTGTTCGCCGGTGCGACCCGCGTTGATCAGGCGATCTTCGCGGAGTTCGGCACGGTCAATCAGGCCCCGCAACCGTTCGCCCGGCCCTCATGGGATGCGGGGAAAATGCAGGCGCTTGACGACGTGACGACCGGCCTTGCGGCTGAGATCGAGAAGACGGCCAAGCGGGCGGCCAGACGGGCGAGGGGCTGATCATGGAAGAGGCCCTGATCGCCTATTTCCTCGCCAATTCTGGCGTGTCGGCGCTGATCGGTCCCCGGCTTCGGCCTACGCTGTCGAGTCAATCTGACGTGGCTCCTCGGGCGGCGCTGACGACGGTTTCCCGTCAGCCGGTTTACCACACGGGCGGGCAGTCTGATCTCGCCGAAGCGCGGGTCCAGGTGGACTGCATGGCGCAAACCGCAGCGGGCGCGCTCGCTCTGGCGCGGGCGTTCAAGGCGGCGGTCCCGAAGGCTCCGTTCACCACGGGCGGCATTGAGTTCAGCATCTTTCAGCTCTCGGAGCGGCAGTCGTTTGAGGCGGAAACGCCCACGTCAAAACTGCACCGCGTGAGCATCGACTTTCGGGTCTGGCACTCGGAACCCTAGCCCGTGAGGGCGTTGCCTCTCTCGCCCTTTGGCAAGGCCCTCACTCTCTTACGGAGAACACCCCATGACCATTGCCATCCCCGGCTATGGCGCGACCGCCTATCTGGACAACGCGGGCGGAACCCCGACGCTGGTGGGCGAAGTCGTCAGCTTCACGCCGTTCGCCATGAGCGTCGGCACGGCTGACGCCACGCACCTTTCGTCCACGTCCGGCCATCGTGAGTTCATCTCGACGCTGACCGATGGCGGCGAAGCGTCGGTGACGATCAACTTCCTGCCCGGCGATGCGACCGACATCCTGGTCCGCACCGCCATGACGGATCGCCTCGTTCGCACCCTCAAGTTCACTTTCCCGAACACGAAATACGTTCAATCGGAAGTGTTCGTCACCGGCTACGAGCCCGCCGACACCACGGCTGACGGCAAGATGGAAATGTCGTTCAACGTGAAGGCCACGGGTGTCCCGACCTATGGCTAATCCCGTGAAGGGTGAGGTCGCGTTTGAGGTCGAGAGCGGGGTCTATACCCTCGTCCTCGACTTCAATGCGCTGTGCGAGATCGAGAAGGCGCTTGGCGGTCTGGTCTTCGAAGGGCCGACCGCTATCCGCACGGTCTTTCACGTCGGCCTGAAGCGTAAGCACAAGCTGCTGACGCTGGAGCAGACGGGCGAGATCATCGGCGAAATCGGCATGGCGAAGGCGGGCGAAGTCTTGACCGAAGCCATGAGGGCGGCGGGTCTGGCCGGCGAGGGTGATGCTGACGATTCCCCTCAGACGGCGGCCTAGACCTCGAAGGCTTGCTCGGCGCGTGGTGTGAGGTCGGCGGTGATCCCGATGCCTTCTGGCATCAGACGCCCCGCCTATTCCGCATCTACGTCGAGGCCAAGGTCCGGGCCGCCGAAAACGACCACAAGGGCCGGGCATGGCTGGCGTATCACACCGCCATCCTTGGCCGGATGCAGAAGCCGCCGAAGGATTTCGCGCGGTTCCTGGCGGGCGTGACCAAGCCCAAAAAACAGACCCCCGAACAGCTAGAGGCGGCCCTTCGGTCGTTCTTCGGCCCGCCACCAGAGGAGACGCCCGGTGAGTAATTCCGTGATCGGCGCGCTCCGGGTTGTTTTGGGTGCGGACACCGCTGCTTTCGAGAGCGGGCTGTCGGGCGCCCAGAAGACCCTGAAGCGGTTCTCGCGGGATATGGCGAAGCTGGGCCAGCAGATCAGCGGCATCGGCCAGAACCTCACCCTCGGGCTGACTGTCCCGATTGCGGCCTTTGGGGTGGCTTCGGTCAAGGCGGCGCAACAGAGCGCGGACGCCTTCGCCCAGGTCGAAACCGCGCTCAAGTCGATGGGCGGGGCGTCGGGCAAGACTGCGGAAGAATTGCAGGCCAGCGCGAAGGCCCTGCAAAACATGGCCGCCATCGACGACGACGAAATCCTGCGGAACGTGACGGCCAACCTGCTGACGTTCGGCAAGGTGTCGGGTCCGGTGTTCGACCGGGCGCAAGTGGCGATTGTGGACCTCGCCACCCGAATGAAGATGGAGCTTCAGCCCGCTACGCTGCTGGTCGGTAAGGCGCTGAACGACCCTATCAAAGGCCTGACCGCTATGGGCCGGGCGGGCATCCAGTTCACCGAAACCCAGAAGGCCCTGATCAAGAGCATGGTCGCGGCGGGCAATCAGGCCGGGGCGCAATCCATCATCCTCGGCGAGCTTGAACGGCAATTCGGCGGCTCGGCCAAGGCGGCTGCTGATGTGAACCCCTACGCCAAGCTGAAAATTGCGCTTGGCGAATTGTCGGAAACCATCGGGGCGAAGCTGATCCCGATTGTTCAGCCGATGGTCGAGGGCCTGACCCGGCTTCTGACGAGCTTCGACAAGCTATCCCCCGCCGCGCAGCAATTCGCCGTTGTTGGCGCTATCGTGGCGGCTGCGATTGGCCCGCTGCTTATGGTGGTCGGCTCGCTTCTAGGCGCCGTCTCGACCATCGCCGCCTTCATGGCTGGCCCTGCCGCCGCAGCGTTTGGCGCGTTCCTTCTCCCCCTTCTTCCGATCATCGCTGGCGTGGCTGCGCTGGTCGCCGTCTTCATGCTTTTCCGCAAACAAATCATGCCCGTCCTGAAGGAATGGGGCGCGACGGTTGCCGAAGTGCTGGGGCCGAAGATCGCCCCGCTCATCGAGGCGGTTAAGACCGCGTTCTCGGCTCTGGCCGATGCAGTGGCCCCGCTGTTCAAGCCCGGCGGCAAGCTGGCCGGCGCAATGGACCTGTTCCTGAACGTCCTCACGCGCGTGGTCGGCGCCATCACGGCTGCGCTGGGCGGCGCGCTCGATTTCATCACCGGGATTTTCAACGCCATAGGGGCGCTTTTGCGGGGCGACTGGTCCGCTATGTGGGGCCACCTCGGAAACGCCGTCATGGGGCTCCTGAAGGGCATCCTTGGGGCCTTCGCCGCGTTCGCTCCTGAAGTCGTCTCATGGGTCAAGAAAACATGGGAAGGCGTCAAGCTCTGGCTGGTCGATAAGTTCGCCACCATCGTCAAGGCGGTGGGCGAAAAGGTCCAGGCTGTCGCCGGGTTCTTCAAGAGCCTGTGGGATGCGGTCGTGGGTCACTCCTACGTCCCCGACATGGTGGACGGCATCCGCGACGAGTTCGCCCGGCTGGATGACGTGATGGTCAAGCCCGCTCTGGCGGCCACGGCCAAGGTGAACGCGGCGTTCAAGTCGGTCGCTGACCAGATGCGCGCTGCGAACGACAACAACGCGCGCGGGCTTCCTTCGGCGCGCAACGGGCGCGGGCCGGAGTCGGGCGGCAACGCCGGGGACCACAACGTCGGCTCATCGCCAACGGTTAGCTGGGGCGGTGAGGTGTTCTCGCCTGAAGGTCTGGCGGAATTGCGGGAGCAGTTCATCGGGTTCGGCAAGGGCCTGGTGGGCGCGATCAAGGACGGCAACCTCGGCGAGTTCTTCGAAGGGCTCGCCATGCGCTTCGCTGACAAGATGGTCGAAGACGGCTTGAGTAAGTTGTTCGACCTGATCGGCGGGGCCGGGGGGGCGCAAGGCGGTGGGCTCGGCTCGGTGCTGGGGACCATCTTCGGCGGCATGAAGATTCCGGGCTTCGCCACGGGCGGCAGCTTCACGGTTGGCGGTTCGGGCGGGGTGGATAGTCAACTCGCCATGTTCCGCGCCACGCCGGGCGAAATGGTCAACATCAAGCACGGCAACGACAACGGCGGTGGGGTCGCGGTGACGGTCAACCCCTCGCCCTACTTCGACGTCCAGGTGGAGCGTGTCGCCGGTCCTGTCGCTGCGAAAATCGGCGGTCAGGTTTACGGCCAGATCAAAGGCGAGCAAGCGCAGCAGGCCAAGGCCGCGCGCTACCGGGTGGCCCGATGAGCATTACCCTCCCGACCAGCCCGTCACCGGCTGAGATTGATATTGTCCCGGTGCGTTCGCAGGCTGACCTAAACTCGGCTTTCGGGGGTTCGGATCAGCGCATCGTCCGCACGGGCGAACGGTCAATGGCCGTTGTGTCCATGCCTGCGATGAGCGCGGTGGACGCTCTGTCGTGGCAGGCTGATCTGCGCCGCTCGACTGAGTTGATGATCCTGAACATCCCAGAACCTGGCATCACTGTCGGCACGCCGGGAACGCCCCTCGTCAATGGCGGATCGCAGACCGGGACGTCGCTGATCACGGACGGCTGGACGGCGGGCTACACGATCCCGAAAGGCAAGTGGATCAGCGTCTCGGTGTCGAGCCTGCTGTATCTCTATCAAGTCACGGCGGCGGTCACGGCCAACGGGTCGGGTCAGGCAACGCTCGTCCTGCATCCGATGTTGAGGGCCAGCCCGGCGGACAACGCCACGATCAACGTCAACCCGGCGACCATTGAAGGCTTTGCCACAGTCTCGGAGGGCTCGGCAGGGATCACGGTCGAACGGATCATGGCCGGCCTGTCCTTCACGATCAAAGAGCGCAAATAAATGGCGCTCGACGCCACGCTGAAGACCGCCCTTGAGGGCGCGTCTGTAACGACCTTCACGGCGGTTTCGATTGCGATAAGCGGCGGCGCGACCATCCGTCTTGTGTCGGGCGGGACGGTGGTGATCGGGGCCAACACCTACACCGCTGAAGACGCCACCTATGGAACGCTCGGCTCTGTCGAAACCATTACGGACGGAGCGGACGGGCAGGCCACGCGGGCGACTATCACCCTGCTGCCGCCTACGTCATCGGCCATCGCGGCGCTCGCTGCTGCCACAGCTCAAGGCTCGGTGGTCATCGTCTATCAGGGCGCGATGGATACCGCGACGGGCCTGAGTATCGGCACGGTCGAGACGCTGTTCACGGGCGAGCTGGACTATCCGCGCGTGATGGTCGGGGCTGACAGTTACGCCCTGGTGCTGGAGTGCGGAACCGAAGAGGGCCGCCTGCTGGAGCCGAACGAGGAGCGCAAGCTGTCAGACGCCTTCCATCAAACGGCGTGGTCCGGCGAGCTTGGCCTTGAGTTCGCAACCCGGCTGGTCCGCAAAATCTACTGGCGCGCGACGGACCCGGCGTCGTCGGCAATCAAAGGTCCGAAGATATTCGGGGTTGAGATCAACCGCCCAAGGGGTGCGCCATGAAGGCCCCGCTCGTTGTCCGCCAAGAGGCGGTGCAGGCGGTCATTGATCGGTTCAACGGCAAGCCCCTGAAGTGGGGAAAGGTCGATTGCGGGCGGATCGTCTCGCACAACCTGCGGGGCCTTGGCATCGCAACTTCGCTGCTGAAGGGCCTGACCTATTCGACCGAACACGGGGCGTTGCGGGCCATGCGTTCGCTGGGCGTGACCGGCCTCAGTGGGGCAATGGATCAATTCGACAACGTGTTCCGCATCCCCCCGGCAATGGCGACGATGGGCGATGTGATTGGCATGGCGTGCGAAGGGGAGGTCTGGGACATGGCCTTGACTGTGAGCGTCGGGAACGGGCGGGTCTTCGGGATTCTCGATGGCATAGCGCAGCCGATGCAGCCGGACCTTTCGGCCTCCGTCGCAGCGTGGAGGTGTAACCCATGCCGCAGGTAATCGCGTGGGCTGCGTCGGCCATTGTCAGCGCGGCGGGCATTACGGGCACGGCGGCGACGATTGCCGGGATCGCGCTTCAGGCTGTGGCCTATGCCGGGATTGCGGCAGCTACGGCGCCGAAGGTCGCAGCTGCGGAAGGCAGGCCGACTGAGTGGTCAGCGGACCCTGACGCGCCCATCCCGTTCGTGTTCGGCCTGCGGGGCGTTGCCGGCCAGATCGTTCACCGCGACACGTTCGGGCCTGACAACCGATACCAGGGGATTGTCACCGTCTATTCCGGCGGCGGCCCCATCAACGCCTACGGCACATTCTATGTGGACGGCACGGCTCGCACGTTCACTGGCGAGACGATGGACGGCACGCCCACGGCTGCGCTCTATCGTCAGACCAAGCTGGGGGCGCAACCCGACACGGCGCTAACCAGCCCGTCTGTTCCGGGGAGCTATACGCTGTCGGGCTGGACTTCGGCGCACAAGCTCTCGGGCATGGCGTCGTCCATGATCACGCTGTTTCAGGACGGCAACTTCAAGCGATGGCCCACGGGTGAACCCAAGGTCATTCAGGAAGTGCAGGGCGTTCTGGCATGGGACCCGCGCCTTGACAGCACATGGCCGGGGGGCGCTGGGGCCTGCCGCCTCGCTACGCCATCAACGTGGGTCTATTCGACCAACGGGGCAATTCACGCGCTGAAGTGGGCGCTGGGGATCACGCACAATGGCGTCATGGTCGGCGGCATCGGGGCGAGCGTGGGGGCGATTGACGTTGCCGCGCTGATCGACGCTGCGAACGTGGCCGATACGAACGGCTGGACGTGCGGCGCGGTTGCGTATTCGCTGGACGACAAGTTCCAGGTTTACGCAGCATTGCTCCAAGCTGCCGGCGCCATCCCGGCCAGACGCGCGGGGATGATCTCCTGCATCTCGCGGGGCGCGGCTCCCGCTTCCATCGTCACGATCTCCGCTGCTGATACGGCAGGGCCATTCGAGTTTCAGGCGGGCGCTCCTCGCGAGGGGAGGATCAACACCGCCATCCCCAGGTGCGTCTCGTCGGCGCATGACTGGGCGATGGTGGACCTGTCGCCGGTCTTGTCGTCCACCTACGTCACGGAAGACGGCGGGGCCACGCGGTCGAGGGGGATCGACTATCCCTATGTGACGGACGAGGACCAGGCGGCGCAGCTTGGCCGCTACGACATCGCAGACAGCCGCGAGGGGATCACCGGGACCATCCCGCTGAAGCCCTACCTGCGGGACCTTGATCCGGGCGACTGCTTCACGATCACGGAAGACGGCTTTGCGATGAGCGGGCAGAAGTGCCTTGTTCTGTCGCGGTCCTATGATCCGGCGTCGGACGTGGTGAGCGTCACCTTCCGCAGCGAGACGAACGCGAAACACGCATGGGCGCTGTCGGGAACGGGGACGCTCCCCGCTACTCCCACGCTCGGCTACACGGACCCGGAAGTGGTCCCCACGCCCTCAACGTCCGACTGGACGCTGGCGGCGGGCTCCGGCGGGGTTCCCTCGCTGATTATCACGGGCGCGGTTCCCTCAACAGTCAACGTCGGAAAGGTGATCGTCGAATACAAGACGGTCGCGGCGTCTGACTGGATCAAGTTCGGGGAATACGACCACGACATGATTAAGGTCGAAATCCCCGGCCTCACCGCCGCGACCTCGCACACGGCCCGACTGTCCTACCGCAACATCTACGGCGCCCCCGGAGCGACGCAGGTGCTTACCGCGACTCCGACGACCGGAACTGTCGCAGGAGGCGGGATCACGGTCGATACGGTTGACACGGCACAGGTCGCAACGGGCGCGGTCACGGTGGTGTCGGATGACTATGCGCTGGGGACCAGTGTCACCATCCCGTCGGCGGGCACAGTGTCGGGCCACGTCCTGATCCACACGGTGGATTTTGACGTCGAGGCGGCGGGCAGCGTTGTCGAAATCACCGTCTCGTTCTTCTACCTGAGCAGCAACTCCAACGACTCCTACATTTGGATGAAGGTCGGCCAGACCGCTCCAACATGGGCGACCGGCGGCGGTAGCGCCGACATGACGAACGCTGATCGGGTCTGGCACTGCATGGCCTACAGCGGCCCGGCAACCTGGGTGCTGACGGTCTCCGGCCTGTCGGTCGGGACAAACACGCTGGAGATTCACGGCGGGTCTATCGGCTCCGGCGCACACACGAATACCGCGAACGATCCCTACCTGTCCGCTGTCGAAAACAAGAAGGCCGGCTGATGGCGACGTGGTGGCGGGTGCGCGAGGCGGACGGCCATGTCGTCGGGGTCAGCCGGATGGCGCGGGAGCGGGCCGAGGTCAACCTCGGTCCCGGCCAGGTGCTGGTCGAGGCACCGGAGGGCGTTGATCCGCGCTGTCACAAGCTGGTCGGCGGCCTGTGGGTCAGTCGTGATCCTGAACCCGCCCTCAAGCACGACTATGCGTTCATGCGCGCCAGTGGATACGACATCGGCGCGCAGGTCGGGGCGCTGATGAAGGTGGTCGCGGTGATTGCCGCGACGCCCGCCGTGGTCGCCGTGCTGCCGGCGGAAACCAAAGCCGAGTTTGACGCCCTGGTCGCCCGGATCGCGGCCCTCAAAGCCCGTCACCCCAAGCCCTGAAGGCCCCCAACATGACCGCTATTCAGCGCGCCGTGGTCGATGACCTCGGCAATATAAACGTGCATGGCCGCGAGGGGATCGTTGTCCTTCTCAAGATCGAGACGGCGATTGCGGACATTTTTGAGGACATCTCGGCTTCCGACCTGTTCATCGAGGTGTCGGGGAAATACCGCGTGGCGCTCGCGGCTGGGTCTGACGTTTACACCCGGCAGGTGGTCCTGACCCGCGACCAGATTTCCCGGCTGCCGACCAACAAGGACACCCCCTTCGTCGTCGTGGACGAAACCCCGACGAGCCCGCGCTCGCTCTGGGCCGGGACGATCAAGGCTTACGGGTTCCGCACGGCGCCCAGCGGGGCTGCGGTGGTTGAAGGGGTGGCGGCCAGCTACGCCGGGGCCAGCGTCACCATTCAGCCGGACGCGGATACGCCTACCGTCGTTGTCCACTATGACGGGCCGACCGGCTACGGGGGCTGGTCGCCGGTGCTTTCGGTCGCGGCTGACGGTGCGGTTCGCAAGGTGCTGGAGGTCACGTCGTGGATCGGCGGGGACGGCACGGCGCCAGACACCGGCTATGTCGCGGCGGGCGGGGTGGTGGCGCTCATCGCCGACGCTGACGACCTGATCTCCAGCGACACGCTCGACGACATCGCGGCGGCGGGGGGGCTGGTAACCGGCGTTGGCGGGACGATTGACGTTCGCGAGGATGCGGCCATCGCGGCCATTGATGCTGCTGAGGCGGCTTCAATCGTTGACCTCGACACATACGCAGACAGCCGCCTTGCTGAAATCCTGGCGACCACCGCCGGCACGATCTACGCGGACACGACGGCTGGTCTCGCGGGCACGGCCAGCGGCGGCTATTTCCTCGTGGTCGGCTCAACGACCAACAGCTTCGTTGATCTCTACCTCGACAGCGCGGGGACGGCGGTATTCCAACGCAGCCTTTCGTCGGCGGTCTATGTCGCGGCTTTGGCGGCGATGCTGCAAGAGCCCCTCGGCAATCAAGCGACCCAGACGCCCGGCGCGACCGACCCTGTGGTCATCCTCGGCAACGGCAATCAGTCCGTGATCGACGTGCAGGACGGCGTGTATTCCCTCGCCAGCATGCCGATCAGCGGCGGCGACCTGCGCCCGTTCGATCCGATCCCGCTGGTTTACCCGATCACCCGTCGCGCGGCAGAGCATATCCAGATCGGCGGCATGTCGCTGGCCGATGGCGATGCCTCGACGGCCTACAGCACGAGCACGCCCGTTGCGAGCCTGCGGATGCAATCGACCGGCATTCGCAGCACCACCCTTTCCTCGACCGCTGCTGATCTCGTTGAAGCCACGCAGGAGACCGTCGCCTCGCGCATGGGCAAGGAGCTGGCCCGCCGGTTCGCCGTCGAGGACGGGCTCGGTTACGAAGAGACGATCTGGAGCTTTGCGCTGGCCTGTCAGGACAGCCAGCTCATCTCGGCAATCAACGCCTCCGGGACCGTGTTCACCCGGATGGATAACAACCTGACCAACGCCAAAACCATGTCGGTCACGGCGGGAGAGGCATCGCTCGGGATGCACTTCCTCGTCGGCTTGGCCGGCGGCGCGGAGGCGGGGCGGGCGCGGGCCACGATCAAGGCCGACATCCTGACCTGGCAGGCAAACTTCGAGACTCAGGCGCAGCTTCGCTCCGGTCTCGCAGATCCCGCGCATCTGCTGATGGCCCCGACCAACTACCAGATGCTGACCTATCCAAACGCGGCTCTCGCCCTGTTCGACGCCGACAACGCCAGCGACAAGGTTTGGGCCTGCTTCGCCGAGCATATGCTCTGGATGTATGTCGCGGACGGCGCGCACTATGCCGAGCGCGGCTATCAATACGCCGGGGCGCTGTTCGCCCGCGCGCAAAAGGACATCTACGACGGCCACGCCCCGCGCCGTGTCTGGCCGAAGTTCAAGGAAGCGATCCTGCGGGCGGACGGCACGATCCATCTGCCCTACTCGACCCCCGCTCCGCTGATGAAGCGCTACAAGGGGATGCTCGCCACCACCAATGACGGTTACGCGCTGACCAACGCGGGCGCTGGCGTGATCGACGACGTTGAAATCTGGCGCGGGAATACGGTGATCCTGCACACCACCGGCGTGGACCCCGTTACCAACCCGACGGCCAAGGTCGAATACGCCACCCAAGAGACGCCGCTGCTCTACAACCTGACGGGCGGCGGGTTCGGCAACATCACCGACAGCACCGGCGAAATGCTGGAGTTCCGCGACCTGCGGTTCCCCGGCTTCCACGCCGCGATGCCGCACGACGCCCTGATCCGGAGCATTGACGCATGACGCACTCGTATTTGGCGGCGCGTGCGCCCGGTTTCGCCGGGGCTGCGCGGGACATTCCGCATACCCAGATCGGGCGCGAGGGTCTGGCGCGGCAGTTCCCCGGCTTTAACCTGTGGCTGTTCGGGACGATGGACACCGGCGTCGGGGCCGACAGCCTGACAGACGTGATCGGCGGCAAGGTGCTGGCTCCGTTCGGCACGGTTCCAACCTACGGCACGAACAGCCTGACCACGGTCAATGCCGGGGCGCACGGCGTGAAGTGCGCAGATGCGGCGGTCGGGGATGCGGTCAACATGACCCACATCGGCTGCGTCATGCGGCCGGCCTCGATGACCGGCGTGGCGGCGGTGGCGCAATACTGGTCAAGCCTGACAAACACAGCGGGCGACGGCGGCGAGGGATGCGGGTTCGTCCTGTCGTCAAGCGAGCACAGCTTTCAGGCCTATACGCGCAACTTCTTCCAGGTCGCCAAGCTGCCGCCGAGCGGGGCGTTTTATACCGGCATCGCGCTGGGCGCCCCGTTCATCTACGTCGAAAGCACCGAGCGGCTGTTCGGCGCCACGGCTATCGGGGAGTCCCGAGATCAGCGGACCATGTTGATCATGGAAGCCGACAAGACGATTCACTGGATGATCGACCAGTCGGGACTGTCGCCATACGGCAAGACGCCCCGCGCGGCGGCCTCGGGCATCTCGTTCGGGTCCACCGACCTGACCACCGGCAACTTCAACCGCAGCGTCACCGGATACGGCGGCGGGGTGGCGCAGCGATCCTGCGACCTGACCGAGATGAAGGCGCTCGCGACGAACCTTTGGCACGTGATGGATGAGCGCGGCGTCTGGCCGTAACCCCTAGTCGGCTCCCCGGTAGCTGTAACTACCGGGGGCCACGACCTGACTGGGTAAGCAGCAAGCCGCGTCACTAGCGACGGCTGCTTGTCGGTCTCAACCTCTTAATGGCGGGTAAGCGTCATCGGGCGATCCGATGGCCTTTGACGGAGAGACGATGATGACGACCAAGGCGCGAAGCATAGGACGGGCCGCTCTGTTGCGGGCGGCGATCACCTCGGCAGAACGGCTGCTGCTGGAAAGCATCGAGGACGCGCAAGAGGCCGGTCGGCAGGACATCGCCGACAAGCTGTCCGCCGCGCTGGCCCATGTCGAGCGGGGCCACGGTCGCGCCAACGAAACCGCCGCCATGATCGCCGCGCACTTCGGCGAGCCTGACGCTACGCTCTGGTCTGGCGGCGACGACAAGCCGGAAGAGCCTCCGCCCGGTGGTGAATAATGGGCGGAGTGGCTACCGCTTACACCCTCGCCACCATCGCCATGTTCGGCGTCTGCGCTCTGGCGAGGGCGGCGACTCCTGACGCTGAGAGAGTGGCCCGCGCGGCTGCGTGGGTGGCCCTGTTTACGGGCGCCTCCCGCGTGATCGGGTATTTCACCGATGCCCCGTGGTCGCTCGTTCACTACCCGGCGCAAGACCTCGTGATGCTGACGCTGGCGTTTAGCTGGTGGCAGGTTCGCCGGGAGTGGTGGGCCTTGTCCCTCGGCCTGCTGTTCCTCGCGCAACTCTTCCTGCACGCGCTGTTCTGGTTCGACATGGAGTCCAGCTTGCGGGGCTACATCATCGCCAACAATGGCTTTTTCATCCTCCAGCTTTTGACCCTCACGATTGCCGGGGGAGGCTATGCACTTGGTTGGCTTCGTGATCGCGTTCGGCTGCTTCGTGGTCGGGCTGGTCGTGGCGTTTGGGTTCTTGAGGCAGCGGAATGAACGTGAGCCCTGAGCTTTTGAGCGGCGCGCTCGTGGCGATTGTCGGGGGAGGGGGTCTGTGGGCCTACCTCGGCGGCAAGAACCGGAACAAGGTTGACCTTGTGACCATCGCACAGGATGCGGCGAGCAAGGTCATTCACAACCTGACCGACGAGATTGAGCGTCTGAAGCACCGGGCCAACGCGCTTGAGGACCAGGACGAACGCTGCCGGGCTGAGCTGGCGGAACTTCGGAGGCTGATTAAATGATCGCTCGCCTCTGGAACGCAATGCTCCTCGCTGGCTCTCTCCGGTTCTGGGCTCAAACAGGCGCGGGCATGGCCCTGACGCTGGTTTTTATGGCTTACGGCTGGGTGATCTGGCGCGGGCCGTGGCCGGTGACTGCGGCGCCGTTGCAGCTTGAATTGCTCGGGCAGGGCCAACTCGCGGCGGCTCTCATGGTCCTGGTGGCGCTTGTCTGCATCACCGGCATGAAGCTGGGGATCAGCGGGGGCAAAGACGGGTTCAAGGCTGACGTTGAGCGGGACGACGAGCCGGTCGCCACGGTGACGACGACAACGACAACCGCGATTGTGGAGCCGAAGCCGGGAGGTTAGCTGGCCTTCATCAACACGGCCCATTCAGGACCGTATCGCGCCAAGTCGCGGATGGCCGAAGTGAAGACGCTCTGATCAAGGTCCGAAAGCGTTTCCCACGCGGGCTGCTCGACTAGCCCCGGAGCGGATCGGTCCAGATGCCAATACAGCCGGGCGGCCAGCGTCTCTTCGGCGGCCTCGATTTCCAAAAGATCGCTCGGGCTCATGTCTTCTCCTGAGAGATTGCCAAGACTACGGGAGCGGGTGGGGGTTAGAACAGGTCTTCGCTGTAGAGATACGGCGGCGCGTGCAGGCGCTTAACCTGACCGCTGGCGAGCGCGATTTCGGCGGCCTCCTTCCGGGTGACGTAGCGGCCATCCTTCAAGACAAAGCCTTGGTCATCAAAGTGCGGGCTCTGCGTGAATCCTAGCTGGTGCGCGACTTGGAGAATGGTGTGGTGGCGCGACGGGCGCGGCGCCCTGACGACCAGATCACCATAGCGGCAAGCTACCTCGAAGACGTCGCCGGGCTGTAGCCTCTCGCCCCACGGATCGTTCTCGAACCGGCTCTCGCTCATATCCCCTCCTGAGTGTTGGCGTCTCGCCGAAACAGGGTGAACAGCTCGAACGCTAGCTCGGTCGCAGAGCCCAAGTTCTCTTCCCAACGCTCGATTGCCTCGACGGCCTCGCGCCATACGTCCTGAGACATGCCGGGGGGTATGTCGATCTTCGTGAAGCCGCTCATATCCCCTCCTGAGAAGTAGGGAGAACTCCCCGCCCGCGCCGTAACTTTGGACGGTGCAGACACAGGCGGGGAGCGGGCAGCGGCCTTGGAAGAAAGCGCCGCAACGCCCCAGAATCCCACATATCCCTTTGTCCTGCAACGCTTTTCCGCTACATTGAGGAGTGCAAATGACCTACGCGCTAGGCGCTACCAGCCTCTCCCGCCTGACCGGCGTTCACCCCGATCTGGTGAAGGTCGTCAAGCTGGCGATCACGAAGACCGATCTGGATTTCACCGTTCTGGAGGGGATGCGAACCGTTGACCGGCAGAAGCAGCTTCTCGCCAAGGGCGCGACGAAGACCATGAACAGCCGCCACCTGACGGGTCACGCGGTTGACCTGGCCCCGGTGATCGACGGCGCCGTGTCGTGGGACTGGCCCCTGTATCATCGCCTCGCCAAGACGGTGAAGGCGGCTGCTGCGGAGCTTGGCGTTCCCCTGCAATGGGGCGGCGACTGGCGCACGTTCAAGGATGGCCCGCACTGGGAACTGCCGTGGGCGCAGTATCCGAAATGACCGACTGGCGCGACCCTCACCGCTTAACGGTAACCGACATCTGGGTTCTCCTGACTGCTCTCATAGCTGGCGGAGGCTCCGTTCTGGTAGCCATTGCCGGGGCTCTGTGGGTGGTCAGGTGGGCGGTGGGAGGATGATCACCCAAGCCCGCCTCATCGTGGCAGGCGTGACCCTCGCCGCAATTCTCGCGCTGGTCGGCTATGTCTACTTCACTCGCAAAGCCCTGCGAGAAGCCAACGCCCGCGTAACTGCCGCAGAGCAATCAACCGACCTCGCCACGGCCACAACGGCGGAAGTCGAGAAAGTCACGCGAACCGAAATCACAATCCGAACCCAGGCTGAAAGGTCAGTCGATGTTGTCCAGTCCGCACCGGGGGCTGACACGCCTCTTGATCCTGAGTTCCGCGATAGGCTCTGCGCTGCTGTTGCCGGCCTGCGCAACGGCGCCCAAGCCTGTGGTGATCAACCTGCCCCCGCTGCTCCGTGAGCCCTGCGAGCGTGCAGAGATCGCCGTAGGGACGGTTGGAGACCTTGGGGCTACCATCGTGAGGCAAGAGGCCGCTGTCGCCGTGTGCGAAGCCCGACGCGCCGCTGTCGTGGCAATCGTTGACGCGCACACCCAGACGGTGACGCCGCGCCCGTGGTGGCGCTTCTGGGCCGACTGAACCCGTAAGCAATCGTTACAAGTTCAAGCCCCCGCTTCCTTCACCGGAGGCGGGGGTTTTTGTTTGAGCGTCAGGCTGGGGGAGGGGGAAGCGGCATCCAGTGGGTGGGGTTCGGCTCGCTATCCCAAACGTTTTGCCAGCCCTCCCAATACCCGAAGTCTTCCTGCCACCAGCACGGATAAAACTTCGCCTCGTCGGCCTCTTCGTAGGCCATGAACCGCGTCCCATCCTTCGGAGCCGTCTCGATAGGCTGCCACCTTGTCAAGAGGGCTCCCTGTTCAGTGTGGCCAGTTGCCACGGTTGGCCGGGGCTGATCTGAACCCATCTCTCTTCCTCCTAATGGTGTGGTCTAGGCGTCTTTCCCGAGCGCGTCTTTCAGCATGATTTCGAGGAAGCGCAGAGCGGGCTCGCCGGGTGAAGTGGAAGTCCTCGGCGTGATCCCGTGCGGAAAATACTCGATCCTGGAACAGTCGCTTCACGGACGCTTCAAGCACATACGGGTGCGGGGCGAGTGGTTTAAGGATACCCCCGAGCTTCGCGTCTACATCACGCGGGAAGCCTCTGCCCCGCCACCGGTTCCGGTGAAGCGCCTATCGCTCTTGGAGCAGCGCCAGAAGAACGCCAAGCGCCGCGAGCAGTATCGCGCGAGGGCGAACCGGTCGCAAACCGAAGCAGCCGCGTAACCCCCTTACCAGTCCAAGGCTTTCGCGGCTTCGCGCAAATGGTCCGGGTGAAGGTGGGCATAGCGGCGCTCGGTGACGCGGGTGTCGGAGTGGCCGGCCATCTTGCTAATCTCGAACATGGGAATCCCCTTGATCGCCATCCATGAGATCGCGGTGTGTCGCAGGACGTGCGGCGTAACGTCGGCGATGCCAGCCCGGACGCACGCGGCCTTGAACCCCTTCTTGATCGAAAGCACCCGGTGGTCGCCCCACTGGATCACGTGCTCGCAAGTCCGGGCGGCGTGCAGCACCCTGAGATAGCGATAGGCGCGGCGGTTCATCGGGACGCGCGCGCGCTTCTTCATCTGCCCGTCCAGAGCCTCGCCAAGCGGCAGGTTGATGATCCGGCGGGCGAAGTCCACGCGGCCCCAGGTAAGCTCCAGCAGGGCGCTCTGACGGGCTGCGGTGGATACGGACAGGGCGATGAACGCCCGGACGTGCGGGAAGCGTCTGGCGGCCTTCAGGAGCGCCCGCACTTCGGCAGGGGACAGGAACCGTTCCTTGGGTGGCGGCGGCGCTGGTAGTTCAAAGATCGCCTTGTCACCGCGCTTGTGGAAGTTCAGGGCGGCGCGGACCACCTCAAGCTCTTTGCGGACGGTGTTCGGCTTGCGCCCGGCGGCGTAGCGCATCGCAGCATAGGACCGGCAAAGGTCGCGGGTGATCTGGTCGGGGCGAAGATGCTCGAACGTGTCGCGCGCCTGCTTCCATGCTCCCCGTAGGTCTTCGGATCGGATGGCCGTTTTGTCTTTGTCGTCCAGGTATGAGTTAACCAGCTCGCCAACGGTCTCCCCGGCGGGCTTGGCGGTCCAGTCCTTCAGTCGGCGCTTTGCCTCTTGAAGATCGGCTGTGCGGAGCGAGGTTCGCTGCGTCTTGCCGTTGACGGATCGGACGGCGGCATATTGGCCCCGATAGAGTTTGATCCTCCAGTCTGACATTCGTATTCCTCGACGGCTTCTGGCCGGATGCGGATTTGACGGCCTACGCGGAAAGCCCGCAAGGCTCCAGCGCGCACAAGGTTGCGGACGGTGGCTGATGACACCTCCCAACGCTCGGCGAGAGTTTCGGCTGTGAAGGCGTAGCTCATGGCTTCCTCGCAGCTTGTGACACGGCCCGGCTCATGTCAGTTGGTCTCGTCTTGGGGTTTGGGTTCGCCATGCAGCGGACAGTCGCCGTTGATCCAGAACACCGGCACAGGCGCGTAGTAGGCGCCATGCCCTCGCCGGTTATCCAGCACCGGGCATGTGCAGCCCTTCGCGCGAGCTTCGTCAGAGCCGGGGTTTGGTCGCCCGCTCACTTCCCTTCCTCCACTTGTAGGGCTTTGAGGCGGTCGGCGATGTATTGGTCCATCCAGTCGGCCTGCGCGTGCTGGCCGTGCTTTCGGGCGAAGGACGAAAACCAGCCTAGATTGCGTTCCCTATCCGCCCCTCCAGCAGCTTCAAGCCTGGTGATGATGTCGGTGTAGTCGGTCATTGGTTTTTCGTGCTCCCGGAGGATTGGTTTTGGTTCGTCCCCGGAGCGCGGTCGGGGTCTGTGGTGGACGCCGTGCAGTGGCCGGCGCTCATTCTCCCATCTCCTTCAGTGCGGCGTCCCAGCCCTCCTGATAACCAGTGAGCAGATCGCGGCGGTTCGGCGGAAATGGGCAACGCTCGCGCGATTTCCCCTGAAAAAACGCGTTCCAGCCGGCGGTTCGAGGGTTGCCGTAAGTTCCTGCGTTATACGGCGAAACCGGCCATGGCTCGGCGTCTGTGGTGGACGCGGTGACGTGGCCCGCGCCATCGGTGAGCAGTTCTTCGCAGGCGTAGACAACGGCGCGCCCGATCTTCGACCGCTCCTCGCCGGTTGGCTCGCGCGTGAACCGAAACGTGAGGGTCAGAGGGTCGGCGGGATCGGATGAGAACATCCGCATACGAATGGGCGCCGCCTCCAGCTTGACGCCGCTGTCGGTGTGGCCGTTTGGGGCCATGACGGGCCGGGGTTGATACGCCATCTAACCTTCTCCTTGTAGGGCGGGAGCGGGAGGGAGCATGGCGCGGAGCGTCTGATGCGGACACTTGCCGTTCTCGTATTCGCGCTCGGCTTGGGGGCTGAGGCGCATACAACCGCAGTCGTTGGGCATCCCCGACAGGCCCCACTCCGCGTCACGCGCCAGCACTGCGCCAACGGCTTCCCGCCACCCCTCACGGGAGGCGAGGGCTTCGAGACGGTC